TCACCCTGCATTGACGGTTTCCCCTTGTTCGCTTTCTGGTTCGGTTGGTTGTTTGGTTGGCATCAGTTGACGGATTGCCCAAATCAACAAGGCGACAAACGCAATCCCCGCTAAGACTTTTTTCACCGGAAACGGTGGCTTTTTAATGGGCGTTGCTACGGGTTCGGGTTCGGTTGGTGACTCGATTTCAACGCTTGGCGCTTCCACTGGTTCAGCTACCGCAATGCTAGGCATATCAGTGCTTGCAACGATTTCGAGCACTGGCTCAACCGTTGGCAATTCGGCGTCAATTGTGACCGCGTCACTCACTTCCAGTTGTTCAACCGAGTCAACCATGTTGGATTCCACAAACGCGTTAATGCTCTTGCTCATTGGGCTGTTGCCACAGTTTGGGCACTTGTAATACAGCAGCCCTAAGTTGCGCCCGTTTTTGGTCGGTTCGCCCTCGGCAATCAGCTTGCCCTCACCGACACGATGCACGGTTGAAGCGGTATGACAAACGGGGCACGAAACGTGCCCACGAATTGGGTTTGGATGTTTACTCATCGGCGGTCGCCTCGACACTTTCCAATTGCTGAATGTTGTCTTGCACACAACCGCGATACTTTGCACGCACCTTGTTATTGAGCTTGGTTAACTGCTCGATTTGCTGAAATAGCGTCGGATTTAACCCAAACGCTTCAAGCGACAAGTTACCCGTCATGAGCATCTTGCTTGCACGCTTGATAATCGCGTTGGTGTCCATTTCTTTAAACTGGCTCAACTCCTTTTCGACACTGGCGTTGAGTTTGTCGGCGGCATCGAGCGCCGCCATTGCTTGCTGACATTCTTTAAGAGATAGCATTTCCATTGTTTAAGCCTCGGCTAGTTCTTCATCGGTGTTCGGTTTTTTCTGAATCTGTTTGTTGACTTCTTTCATCCAGACCAGCAATAGACGCCAAAACACGCCGCCTTTGCTGCGCTTCACTTCGGCTTCCATTTCTTGGGTGATTTTGTCGATGGTGCTCATTGGGTTGTCCTTACCTAGTTGCTGAAATCGTTGTCGCAAGCAATATCCCAAACGGGTTAAATCAGTCGTAATGTGTTGTTTTGTAATTTGATTGAACAATATTGGTCGATGGAAACCGTCGCCCCATTCGCCAACGGCTCTAATAGGCATTTCACTCCCTCAAAGCTCCATCCGGTGAGCTTCTTCAACTCTGTAATGAGTGGGGAGTTACAGTTATTTTCAGTGCTCCAAGACGTCGCTCCGCGACTTTTTAAAAGACGCTTTACGTCTTTCGTTTGCACGAGCGAATAGCACTCGCTGGCGGTTTCGATGACTTGACCACACCACTCAAAACCAATGATTTTTTTGATTGGCTCGCCGTAGTCGTTTTTGTTTTCTTTGTAAGCCAACTTCGCGCCCTTAGCTAACTGACAAAACAGCGCCCATTTGGATGAGTCTGCCGCTTGTCTCAGTTCTTCTAGCTGATCATCTTTTTGGGTTTGTTCGGCTGTCGCACGGCGTAAACTGCGCCACAAAGACACAGGCTCACCGCCAAATTGCTGAAACTGGCGAATGCGATGCACCGACGCCCAAGCGCGCACTTTAAATGCGCTTTCTTCGGCTTCGGTATCTGGCATATGTTTACCGTTGATGTTCTTCGAAACGTACTTGGCAATGTACGCCGTTGCGCCGCCCTTGCTTGGGTCGGCTTCTTTTACGTCAAAGCGTGGCGTGATGTCGTCGCCCAGTTCCTCACGGTCTGGTGCAATCGCCTCACCGCGTAGAATACGAATGATGTTGGCTTTGTCTTTGTGAGAGCAAAACAAGAAATAGTGCGCGTGACTGGTTGCGTCTTTGTGTGGCTCGGCTACACGAAAGCCAAAGTATTCTATCTCCAACTTGGCCAACTTAGCGCGAGCAAGTGACCATTGGCGCATTAACTCGGCGTGTCCGTCTTTGACGCTTGAGCCGTCCCACTTTGGTGAATTGCGGTGATAACGGCTCGGCAATGTCCACGTAATGAAAAGCGCGGTGTATTCCAGTTCGTCGGCCAGTTCTTCAAAGCCACGAGAGCGAACCATCATTTCAATGCGGCGGTTCTCAGGGTTAGCAATGGTGCGCTTTGCCACTTCCTCTAATGGAAAGTGCTCGCCTGTTTCCTCGTTGTACACGCTCATCGACTTCATGTATTTCTCGGATTCGCGTTGCTTGCGCTTCCAGTTACTAAAGGAAATTTCTGACACGTATTTGCTTTGATGGCCTTTGTCACCCACACGGCTCATGGTGATTTGGGCGTACTCGATGTAGTCACCACGCAGACGCAGCAAACGACGTTCGACCCACTTTTCAGACTGCATTTTGAGTACGGCGGCTGTTAGCATTTGCTCTAACACTTCAACGTCTTTCGCGTTGAAATTCACGTAAGGCGGCTTAATGTGAATGGTCTTAAGTAACGCTTTTTGCTCAGAATAAACCGCGGCCAACGCCTCAACAAAAGAGGCGTAACCCTCGGCATTTAGACTTGATAAAATCTCGGCGCATTGGTCGGCGTACTTCTCCGCGAACTTAGTCAGCGCGTCGTCACGCATCAAGATATTGTGCGTCAATGGCTCGCTATGCGCGCCCTTGCGACTGTCAACAAACGAGTAACGATTCTCGATATGGTGAGCGCACTTCAAGCCAAATTTCACCGCGTCTTTGGCGGTTTTAATCACGTTTTCACGTGTGGCGTTTTTGCGCTGTGTGCGCGCCTCTACTTTACGGCGCACATCGTTGCGAACTATCGCGGGTAAGCGTGGGAAGAATCGCCGTGAAAAGGCGCTTTGATGAATAGCATCATTGGCGAACGTCTTGCCCGCCATCTTGATTTCTATGGCTTTGGTGTCGAAGTCCATGCATCCCCCTGATTAAAGGGAAGAATCCGCGCCCACTTGGGGCGCTTCATCTTGCTTGCGGATTTCGTGTAGTGGTTGGCCGTTGTTTTGCGCGCCAAGTGTCGCCATACGGTTAGCAGTAGTCGTAATATCGGCCAAGGTGTCGTTTTTTGCTTTGATGCAAGCGACAAGCGTCATCCCTTGGTAAAGCCAAAGCGAGGCTTCAACGGCTTCAAGCTCAAAACTATCGAAGTAGATATGAGTTCCGTTGTCTTGTGATGCAACAAGTTGGCGCTGATTGCGGCGCGATTTCCAGATACTAAGATTCATGCTACAACCCCCTGACGAAAACGTGTAGGAATGTAGGTCTGTTTCTTCTTAGGGAATTGCTCGGCGAACTTCTCGCGTAATTCTGCGATTTTACGCAGTGATTTAGCCGTTTTGATTGGGTCTGGATTTGCACACCCTGCCATATCTGGGCAAGGTAAATAAATTGGGTTTGAGATTATACGTTCCATGTTCATAGCCTCCGCAAGCTGTCTCTTTTTTGAACATGGCAACCGTAAACGAATTATTTTAAACGTACAAACGAGTTAAACTACTGAAATAGCACGTAAGATGCTCTACAATTTAACAATCTTGTTTCTTTTTTAAACAGTTACTAAATGAACTACACAAACATACTTTTAGACAGAGTAAAAGCTAAGTACGAACTGGGCTCAGACTACAAACTAGCTCAGAAACTTGGCGTTGGTCGTAGTCGCGTAGCCCACTGGCGCGCAGGTAGCTGTTCTATGGATTGGGAAATAGCCTTTAAAATCGCTGACTTACTGGAACTAGACGATCAAAATTTGGTGTTCGGTTTGATAGATGATAAGTACAATAATCCCCGCTTAATCAATGCCTTACAAGCAGGCGCCCCTGTCTAACCTATATTAACCCTTTCACATATAATGCGCACTGTAATAGTGATTCCTGTGGACTTGCAATCACTAGAGCCAATCCGGCACAAGCCATTGAAATACCTGATAATCCAAGCCCATTAAACTTTTTTGCAATTCCTTCCCATACTGCTTTTATCTGCGGATTATCATTGCGATCAGCGTGACAACCCAACAATGCAATCTCAGGGTCTAAACCTGATTGCTCTGCAAGAAAAATTGCTTGTGTATCAGTCATATAACGCTTTCCTTTGCGGAAATCACTGATTCTTTGCGGCGGCACATTCATATCCGCTGCAATTTGTTTGTCTTGTACGTAACTTTGAGCCTTTTTGTAGGCATCTAATAGTTTGTTCTGATACATACCGCTTCCTCCGTTTCCGTCAGTTTAGCTTATCAATCACCATTTTTGGTGTCTTGCGCTAACCAATTTTGGTGATTACGCTAATAACCAAATTTGGTTATTCAATCAGTATCAGACCGCCTAGCTCTGGGCGTTTGCCCTTGACGCTTTCGCGCTTGGCTTTGGCGGTCGCTCTCTCAACTAGTCAAGGTGGTTGATTATGGAACGCGACAAAACATTTCAACTGTTATGTATGTTAGCTGGGCTACTAGCTATCTTGTTTGTTTTCTATGGTCGCGCGAATTTCGAAGTTCCTGCGAGCACTTACGCTCAAGTTCAACGCTGGGTTGAAAAAGAGCCATCCGCTATTCCAATGCTTAACGAGTTCATGGCTGACGGCAAGCTTACACCAAACGAAGTTAGTGAGCTTCGTGTTTACGTGAAAGACGCACCAAAACGCGCTCTTATTTCAAAAACGGTTGAGGCTCAAAATAATGCGTGAACTTGTTATTGATTTGGCATCAGGTAAACAAAAATGGATTGATTTTGTTCCTGTCCATTCTTGGGCTTCATGTGAGCACATTCCTGACAACTTATTCGACCATCGTTTTGAGTACGTCGACCACAGATTCACAACGCCTGAGGATTTCATTCCGTCGGCAGTGAAATCGGCAATGAGTGCGCCAATCTACTCACACGACCTGTCAGATTTTATTGAGCGCCCTACTTCTAACCCTTGTTTGGACTTGCCGAAATCATTACACCGTAACGGCGACTTCGCTCGACACATGACACGCGCTTACACCGATATCCTTAAAACACGTAACGCGTTGGAAGCCGTTCGCGCAGTTAACGAGGCTCACGACCGTTTGACTGAGCACGGCTAGAGCTACGCAATGTCAGATGAGCAAATTACCAATTTAGCCAAGCGCAAATCACGCGACTTTTCTCGCGTATTAAGTGCAATTCCGCTTGAAGAATCACAAGCGCGTTTTGATAAAGCGTGTCAGCTTCTTGATTCATTAGGCTTGGCATTCTCACCTGAGCAAATTCAATACGCAGAAAACAACTGTGAACTTTTCGCATTGGTGAACCGTGCGCTTGATGAGCATTGGCTTGTTCGTCAACTGCGCCGTAAATGTGCTTACGAGGTTGAATGTGTTGCGCGTGATTTAGCACTTGTTCAACGCCGTAAGCAAGTTTACTGCTCGGATTTTTCTCTAAACCGTCAACGTGATCGCAATACGTCTAACCGCATCGCGCTAGAAAACACGATTGCTTACGATGAGGCTGACCCGTCTAACTACTTCACACTCAGTGAGTTATCGGCTAAGTCAGTTTCTAACGCTGAGATTCGCCGCGCTGAAATGTTTGTTCGTCTGCGTGGCTTTGAGGAAATCGCTCAAGAATCGAATCACGATGCGGTGTTCTTCACGGTAACGGCTCCGTCTCGTTTCCACTCTGTTTCTAAGGGTGACATCAACCCGAAATGGCTTGAGGCTGGCAAGCCTGACGCGAAAGCAGCTCACGCTTACCTAATGGGCGTTTGGGCGAATCTTCGTAAGTCGATTGATAAAAGCAAAATCAAGGTCTACGGGATGCGTATTGTTGAGCCTCACCAAGACGGTACGCCACATCACCACTTGTTGCTTTTCATGGAAAAATCCGCACGCAAATTTGTGACGTCTGAGTTTCGTCGTCTTGCTATGGCTGACTCGCCAGACGAAAAAGGCGCAAAGAAAGCCCGTTTCAAAGCGGAGGTTATCGACTGGTCGCAAGGTTCAGCCGTTGGCTATGTCGCTAAATACCTGAGCAAAAACATCGATGGTCAACACATTGATTCTGACAAAGGTTCGTCTTTGTCTGGCTCGGATGCGGCGGAACGTGTCGTGACTTGGGCGCGTGTGAATCAAATTCGACAATTTCAATTTATTGGTGGTCCATCTGTCACGGTATGGCGTGAGCTTCGTCGTCTTCGTGATGAATTCAAAGAGGACGATGCTTTGTTTACAGATTTATCTCAAGACGAACACTTTCTATTAGAAAAGGTTCGCCGCTCTGCTGATGAGGGCGACTGGAAAGCGTTTTGTTACGCAATGGGCGGTGTGTTCGTTAAGCGCAAAGACCAGCCAGTAAAAGCGGAATATTCCGTTTCAACCTCTATCGAAAAACTGATTGCTTCGGGCGGTGAATACTCATCGACTCGTTACGGCGATATGGCTCAAGCGCGTTTGAATGGCTTGATGTTCCATAAGATTTTTATCGCGACTCGCTTTCGTACTTGGAAGACCGAGAACAAGCAACAATTCATCCGTGCTCAACAAGGGATCATGTCTAACGTGGTCGATTACTTTGACGCGCTAGAGCGTGAAAAAGAATACGAGCGTATGTATGACGACCTTTACGAGCAATACGAAAAGCACCTAGCGCTCTATGACGAAATGGAAGCGCTGTTGCTCACCGACCCTCAGGAAATTAATGCGTCGTGTTGGGTGGGCGCAGCCCCGCCCGACATGATGCATTAATTTCCCTTGGACTTGTGTCAATAACTGTCATTTCAATTTTCAACTAACCAACAACGTAAAAATAAGGGCAAAACACTATGAGAATGGAAGGTTTAATTCTAGATGTTTCGGACATCGTTCAAGAAACCAAAACAGACCGTAACGGCGAACAAAAGCAAAACGGCAAGCTGCGTCTTATCACGACCAACCCAACGGACACTATTGAAGTGCGTGTCTCTCCTGAACTATGGGAAAACGGCAAGGCTGGCGAACTGCTCAAGCGTTGTGTGGGTAGTCGCATGATGTTTGATGTGGAACATAAGAAATTCAGCTTTGGTAACGATGAGGGTAAACACGTCTCTATCGACGGTTTCCACCTCTACGCCCTACCTCAATTAAACGAAAAGTAAGGGTTAAATCATGACCGAGACGCAATTTGCAGAGCTAATGGCTCGACTCGATAATTTTCAGTTAATGGTGTTCTTAGGCATTTGCTTCTTGCTAGTTGCGCTCGGTTGGATGGTCGGAGGACAAAGATAAATGCTGTCATCAGAGTTCATGCTCGGCTGTTTCGCGACAGCCTTTATCCTTGGCTTCTCGATTGGCTTCCACATTCTCGGATTCAAGAAAGCGGCTGAGGTTTCAACTTCTTCATAAACCATAACATAGGAAATAAGACTATGGAAAAGCAAAGCAAAGTACGCGCAGCAATGGCTAAGGCTGGCGCAGTAGTAACAGCAAAACGTGCGGCATTTGGTGGTGCACTTCTTATGGCGGCATCTGGTGCACATGCAGCATTGCCGGAACAGGCAGCGCAAGCCTTTACTAGTTTAGGGACTTTCGTTACCGACATGCTCACCTCAACTTGGGGCATCGCTGTTCCACTAACGGTTGGTTTCATCGGCATCAAGCTATTCAAGAAAGGTGCAAACAAAGCAACGTAATTCTAACGACTGCTTTATACACCCATTGGTCAACGCCTCCGAATGGGGGCGTTATTTTTCACGAGGAAGATTCACAAATGAACATTAAACAAAGCATAGCGTCACTGATTATTTTACTGGGTGTTTTGTTTAGTGCTTTTAGTGTAAGTGCCGCTCAACCAACGTATAAGGTTTCAGACGTTTCAGCTTATCCCGATTGTAAGTTGCTGTTGGGTATGAGAGTTAACCCTGCCTCTTATGTCTCTTGTTATGAAAACAAGTTTGTTAACTACAAGGATTTTTCTACTAAGTCCTGCTATTTGAGACATGGTAAATACGTTGTAGATATCATGTGTCACACAACCAGTGCTTCTTGGCCTCTTTATCGTGCAGCTGGATTCTTTCAAAATTCAGCTCAATGCCCTCCCGACCATGAAAAAGTAGAAGACGGGTACGTCGTGTCGTGTGAACCCATCGTTCCTGCATGTGAGTTTGGCGAAAACCCTGACGGTACATGTATGGATGCCTGTCAGTTCAAACAGTCCATTAATGACACTCAATCACTTCATTGGTCGGCTTACGTTTACGGTGAACAAGTAACAGGGGCGTGTTTTGGCGATTTTGGTGCAACACGTTGTGAGGTCGAGCGTATCCCTAATGACACTACGCTTTGTACTGATGTCGATTCGGGCGAATTTACCCAAAACACGCGATGTCACGGTAAGTTTCAATTCACAGGTAAGCAGTGTGATGGTGGTACGCTGTTTTGGGGTAAAGATGGCCCTGACACCCCTATTATTCCCGATGATCCAATTCACGACCCTGACGACCCAACGGGCGACATCGAAGACCCTAGCGTACTTCCTGACGACTCGACCAATACGGTTAATCCACCGAATACGGGGGATGTGCCAGATGTCGAAGACCCTGACACAGATGAATCGACCGATAAGGGCGTAGTCAACGCGATTAAAGGGCTCAACTCAGATGTGAACAAGGCGCTTCACGCGCTAAACGTCGACCTCAATCAATCGAGCGCTGATATTCAGAACCAAATCATTGCGCTCAATGCGTCGATGGTGACTAACACCCAAGCGATTCAAAAGCAACAAATCAACGACAACAAGATTTACGAAAACACTAAGGCGCTGATTCAGCAAGCTAACGGTGACATCACGACGGCGGTCAATCGAAACACCAACTCTGTTGGTGAGGTGGTTAAGGGACTCGATGATTTGCAAACGACTAACGCTGATGGATTTGCAGAGCTATCGGATAAGCTCGACGACCTCAAGCCTTGTGAGCCTACCAAGGAAAACAACTATTGTGAAAACCCTCATGGTTTAGGTTCGGATTATGTCGGTGATGTGCTGACTCAAGCGGATAAAGCCGTGTCCGGTGCGATGAATTCCTATGAAAAAACCGTGACCGATGCAGCTAACGATTTGATTGAGAAGAATCTGACGGCGGAGTCTGAGGGGCATATTAATGCAATATCGGATTCGTTTTTGAGTGTGTTACCTAAGCCTACGCCCTGCATGAATCTATCCTTGCCTACGCTTGGCGGTGGTCGCGCATCTATCTCTTGTGAGTTTTCGCAGAAACTCAAAATGATCATCTCAATTCTGATTTACATCTACACGATTAAGACGCTTGTTGAAATCCTGCTGACTGAGGTCACGCCTGTACCAAGTAACAAGCCAGGTTCTGGGAGATATTACTAATGATTCAGCTATTACCAATTGTCAGCACCATTGGGACGGCGTTGCGCCTCCCAGCTCTGGTTGCCTTTATCTCTCAGATAGCGACCACGTTATTTGGTTGGTTCTTCATTGCGAAAGCACGAAACGTCACGATTAACTTGGTCATTTTAACGCTGCTAATCGGCTTGACCGTCACCCTCACCTTGGCGATTTACACCCTTGCAATGGGTCTGTCTTATGTTGCACCTCCAATGTGGTCACAAGCGGCGGGTATGTTCATCCCTAATAACGCCGTGCCTTGTGTGAGTGCGATTTACTCTGCGCGTCTGCTGCGTTGGGTGTGGGAATGGAAGTTCTACGCGATTGTGAGGGCGGCGTAATGGCATCGGTCTACTTTGTCACGGGTAAGCTCGGCTCAGGTAAAACACTGACGGCAGTCGGTAAGATTCGTGAGGCGTTTATGCGTGGTGTGCCTGTGGCGACAAACCTCGATATCAACTTGAAAGAAATGCTTGGACGCAACAAGCGCAATACTCGCCTTTATCGTCTGCCGGACAAGCCTCAGGTGGAGGATTTGATGGTGATTGGCTCGGCAAACAAGAGCTATGACACAAAAAAAGACGGCTTGATTGTTCTCGATGAGTGCGGAACATGGTTTAACTCGCGTACATGGAACGACAAGAATCGCCAAAAGTTAATTGATCATCTTTTGCATATTCGAAAGCTTGGATGGGATGTCATTTTCATCGTTCAAGACATTTCGATTGTTGATAAGCAAGCGCGTCTCGCACTGGCTGAACACACCGTGTTTTGTCGTCGTTTAGACCGCCTTCAAGTCCCTATCGTCTCCACTGCGGTATCTGTTCTGACGCTCGGTCAACTCAAGTTGAAAATGCCTAAGTTGCACGTGGGAATCGTGAAGTATGGTGACAACGCGAACTCGCTCACCGTCGACAAATGGATGCTCTGGGGTACGGACTTATACAGCTCCTACGACACTAAGCAGATGTTTAGAAACAACTATGAGGACGGCGTTTATTCAGTATTGCCGCCCTACTATACCCACGGACGTTACACTGTCCCGTATTCGTTGAGAAATATCATGCGCATCACGAAAATCTATCTCCGTAAATACTCTCGATTCAGTGTGTTTGCGGCAGGTGTCGCCGTCTCCTTTGCGGTGTTTACCTTAGTTGGCACGCCGAACATGTCGACGGAACCCGAAACGGCTCAAACGTCGGTGCCTCGCGAGTCATTGAGTGACTTGCTCGACGGCTATCGAATCGAATCGTCAATGAATCCCCCAAACGTTGCCCCGTCTTTTGTGTTGGTTAAGGACGATGCGCGTCTGTCGTCGTCGCAACTATACGCAAAAGGCTTTACGGCTCAATCTAACGGCTCTTGCTCCATTACGGTGAGTGGCAACGGTCAATCATTCAAAGTCATGTGCTAGGGAAAAAGGTGCGCTTTATGTCATGGGTAATCGCAAAACTCACAGCTTTTCTTTCAAAAAAACAAAAAGAATTTTATTGCGCCGGAGGCTCACTGCTTACGCGCACATTACTTACTATGCGCTGTGGTAAAGTTGAGAAACAAACAACGGCTTGTTCCAACTTTTCCACATCCAGCATTACCGCTTTATTGCTCGCGTGCACCCTGCTCAGCTCGACTTCTTTTGCCGCAAGCTCTGCACCTTTTGAGGCAAAAAACACACCGATTGGAGACTTTGCATCGTGGTTCTCGGTTCACACTGGAAACACAGTTGTGCTCGGTCATGGTGTCACTGGTGAGGTCAGCTTTACCGCACCGGATTTGAAAGATGAGGATTATCCTGCCTTTTTCCTTTCGGTACTTCGTGCGCATGGTTACGAACTCACGCATGACCACGGCGTCTTTACCATCATTGCTGACGCGAACAAGGTGGAAACGTTCGAACCCTCTCAAGTGAAGCTGTACTTCTTTGAGAATGTTAGAAATACCAAGGTCGTTGATTTAATTTCCTCGATGCTTGCTGCAACTCAGAATCAGACACTGAACAACAAAGCGATTAAGAATTACAAGGTTGAGGTGCTACCGACCACAAACAGCATCATCGTGACAGGCTCTGAGAACCAATTGAAGCATATTGATGTGCTCATCAAAGGGATTGATAGACCACAAAAGCAAGTCTTTATCGAGGCGGTAATTACCGAAACTGAGCTCGGTGATTCTCAGGAAGTCGGCGTAAATATGGACTTAGCATTGAGCGAGGCTGGCTTTGTTTCTCAGCCGACTGCAATTAAGAAAGCCGTTGATAACCTGCTGTTCTATGAGGGCGGTGATTTCAACGCGTTTATCAAAGCTGTATCAAAGAATCAGAATACTAAGCTCTTATCACGCCCAAACATGTTCATTATGGACAGGGAGCGCGGTTACATCACAGTTGGTCAGAACGTGCCGTTCCTCACTTCGTCTGAGGTAACTGACGGCGGTAATCGAGTCCAGCAAATTGAACGTAAGGATGTGGGTGTGTCACTTGAGGTAGTACCGCATGTAATTGGTGATCATGTTGTGTTACAGATAGTGCAAAAATCCGACTCGGTAACGGATTCCTCTATCGCATCCGACATCATCACCAATACGCGAACACTGCAAACGGTGGTCAAGGTCAAAGACAGACAAACGATCTCTTTAGGTGGTTTGATTTCCCAAGAGCAGCGCGACTCTGTAAGCGGTGTACCTGTCTTGATGGATGTACCTTTACTTGGTGCTCTATTCCGGTCAGAAAAGACCAATACGGTAGATAAAGAACTTAAAGTAACGATAAGAACAACAATCTTATGATTTAACAGGCGATTCAAATAGTTGTGCAAAAGTATTAAATTGAGAGTTGCGGCTCGTAAATTTCACGTTTTTAACGCAATCCAAACACAAAGCGGACACATACTACTTTGGAGCTATTGCTCAAGTTTATCCAAATTAAGTTATTGAAAGGAAATAAGTTCGTGGCGTATGTAGAGTGCAAACATTGTAATTATAGAGAAGAAGCTAATAAATCATTTTTCTTAAAAGTGTTGGGAGGTGGTTTTGTTGGCGGTGGCTTCTGGGCATGGGTGACTTTCTTTTTTGCAGGTACAGGGTTTGCATTTGCAATATGTGTAGCTATTGTAACTGGCGGCGTTGCTCTTTTAGCTTTTTCTGATGAGATAACCCAATGGCTTTCAGATAGATATGATTGCCCGTCCTGTAATAAGAGAAATTGGCGCTTAGTAAAGGAATAGTTAAGAGCTCTTTTGTCTGGTTGTGCCGCCTGTTGGTGGTAACTGATACAAATCACCCCCGAATCTGTATTTACGGGGGTAAATTCCACTTAACTTCCATGTTTGTGACGCACTGCCTCAATGAGACACAAAAAATATGGACACAGTTGCACTTCGGATATAGATTTTCATACGATAAATTACGTCGATTAATTTTGTTACGACCATATCCAAATTAACAGTCAAGGTGTTAACAATGGAAAATCTTTTCTATCAGAAATTTTCACAAATCAATCTTAATGACCCGTTTTTTGCAACGCTTAAAGCCGACTACGTAGAGTTCCCGAATTGGTTTGCTAAAAAAGCTCACGAAGATGAGAGTGCTTACGTTCTTTACAGCCAGTCTGGCACAATTGAAGGTTTTATGTACCTAAAAATAGAGCAAGGTGTTGTGACTGATACGACTCCTCCTCTACCTGATGCTACACACTTGAAGATTGGTACCTTTAAGTTTGACTCTGCGGGTACCCGCCGTGGTGAACGTTTCATTAAGAAAGTATTCGATCACGCACTTGAGTACAAAGCAGACGATATTTACGTAACTATATTCGACAAACATGAATACCTAATTACTCTCATGCAACGATATGGCTTTGATATTATCGCAAGCAAGCAAACTGAGAATGGAACAGAGAACGTGCTATTCCGTAGCATGACACGCGTACAAAATGACATCTTACGTGACTACCCGCGTTTCGACATCCGTGAATCAAATAAATATTTATTGTCTATCTATCCAAAGTTCCACACGCGAATGCTACCTGACTCTATTCTAAATGGTGAGTCACACGATTTGATTCAAGATGTGTCACATACCAACAGTATCCATAAGATCTATCTGTGCGGTATGGACTTAACTTCAGATTTTAAACCAGGTGACATTATTGTAACTTACCGTACCTCTGATGGTGCAGGTCCGGCTCGTTTTCGCTCAGTCATTACTTCGGTGTGTGTTGTTGAGGAGTATAAGAATATTGGTGATTTTGCTCGCTTAGAAGATTTCTTGAAATACGCGGGGTCATACTCTGTATTCGATACAGCTGAGCTAACTGAATTTTATAGAACTAAAGCTTATCCACATATTATTCGCTTTACTTACAATACTGCGATGACAAAGCGTGTGATTCGTGACAGACTTATCAACGAAGTTGGACTGTCAGTGCACGATTACTGGGGTGCGATGAAGCTAACTGATAAACAGTTTTTAGACATGCTTAATTTAGGTGAGGTAGATGCACGTTTTATTATCAATTAAACCCGAGTTTGTTGAAAGAATCTTTGCTGGAGAAAAGAAGTTTGAGTATCGCAAAGCAATCTTTCGACGTAGTGGCGTAGAGAAAGTTATTATTTACTCTACGCTACCCGAGGGTAAAGTGGTTGGTGAGTTTTCTATCGACAAGATTTTAACAGATACCCCTCAGAAAATTTGGAGTCAGACGCAAACCAAGTCGGGGATCAATAAAGAATTTTTTGACGATTACTTTGATGGTAGAACGGAAGCACATGCAATCAAAATTGGTAATGTTAGAAAGTACATTAACCCCTTCAAACTTGCTGATATGAAAGAAAAGGTTTCAGCGCCGCAATCTTTCAAGTATCTGTCATGCGAGTTACTACCTGACTTGGCATTTGAATGAATAAATTGATTTTTATTTCAGGAGTGCATGGTGTGGGAAAATCTACACTATGCAAAAAGCTAAATGAGAACGTTGATATACCAACGTATTCTTGTAGTGACATCATTAAAGCAAACTCTGATTATGTAGAGACATCAAAGGTTGTTGATAAAGCTAAAGCAAATCAAATCGCATTGATCAATGGCTTATCGGATTTACGTAATAGCTCTATTTTACTAGATGGTCATTTTTGTCTAGTTGGTAAAGGTTCACAGATCATTGAACTTGAGTTTTCTGTTTTCGAGCAAATTGCTCCAGCTGTGATCATTAACGTCATCGCTGAACCGATGGAAATACACAGACGATTGGTATCTCGCGATGGTGATGCTATGGCCCTCTCATTGATTGAGAGCTTACAAAAGCAAGAAACATATAACGCACATGCGTTTGGTAAGTCTCGGGGCATACCCGTAGTTGATTATGTCTCAGGTACAGATGTGTCGAACTTACTTAAAGAAATAAAATAG